AAAAGGTAAGTCGGGCGGCGGAAGCCTCCCCCGAAGGCACGCCAAAATTCTGTGATGGCAATCGTATTTATAGGGGAGAGGAAAGTCCTCTCTCCCCTGTGCGGGAGAGATTTTATATCCCTCTCCCCTTGCGGGAGAGGTCAGGTGAGGGGTCTTTATCCCTCTCTCCCCTGTGCGGGAGAGAGTTAGAGTGAGGGGGATTCACCCTCACCTTTACCTTCACCCTCACCTTTATCCTCTCCCATCGAGGGAGAGGAGAGAAAGAAAGACTCTCCCGTCAAGGGAGAGGAGAGAAGGGGGGAGAAGAAGGTGACAAAATGAATTTATCCGAAATGCGAACGCTTCTCAGACAAGACCTTAAGGACGAGGAGTCGAATAACTACCGCTGGACGGACGAGGAACTAGACCGAGCCATACAGCGGGCGCTAGCCGAACTGTCGAGGTACTGTCCCAGGGAGATAGCCACCGACATCGCCACCACCGACGGCAGCAGGGAGATAGATGTCGCAAGCCTATCACCGAGGATAAGGATTGACAGGGTGGAGTTCCCTATCGGACACCACCCCAGGAGCTTCCAGAGGTTCGCCGTATATCGGGACACTTTGACCTTGATAGGCGACGAGGAAGGCAACGGGAACGACGCCAGAATCTATTGGCTGGCACCTCATATCCTGGACGATGAGCAGTCTACCTTGAGCCCCGCTCTCGAAGGGCTCGTCTTGCTGGGAGCCGGAGGCTATGCCGTAATGTCGCTATCGCAGTATGTCACCCAGACCGCAGGTATCGGCGGCAACCAGGCAGATAGAGACCTCAGGGAGTGGGGGGTGGCTATGCTTGAACTCTTCAGAAAAACCCTGAGAGTCTACGCACGCAATAACAAAGTCAGAGCAGGAGTACTGTATACGGAAAGCGACTAACGAAAGATAACAAAGGAGAAAGAGAATGCCAGAGACTAAAGCAAGGGAGAAGATAGAAAAGGCAATGCCACCAACCAAAGAGGGCTTGCCCTGGCAGGCTTTTGCCATCGTTGGTGATAAGGACAACCCCGAAACCTGGAAGCTACCACACCACACCAGAGCCATCTATAGAGCCATCCGGGGCAAGCTGGGGCATTACAGGACTACCGACTGGGACAGGCTGCCTTTAGCCGTAGCCGCACTGTCGCCCGGCGGGTACCGGGGGAAACGCGTCGAAGCCACGGAGCAGCAGATACTCGATGCCGCCAAGCACCTAGCCAAACACTACCAGGAAAACGGTAAGACCGTCCCTGACACCCTCTTGGTGCTCCTAGAATAACGCGGGAAGAGGGAAGGGGGCTTCCCACCCATAAAGACGAAAACACCCGCCAAAAACAGCGTCCTAGAGCCCCGGCGAAGCTAAACAGCACCAGCAATGGGGCACCGGACATAACATTTTGCCTGAACATCCAGGCACTGAAACGAGAAATAAAGGAGAACGACAATGGGAGACATGATAAACAGGTTTCTATCGGGCAAGAAGAAGTACAGCGTATTTATCGCCACCTTCCTGACATCTGCAATCACAATGGCGGTGTCCGACCCGCAGCAGGCGCAGGAGCTACAGGAGTTTGTCCCCATGCTGGCTATGCTGATTTCAGGTGTAGCCTATCTCATAGTCGAGGGCTGGAACGACTCCAGGCGCACTCAGACAGAAGCAGCCTACTACAATATGCTTACCGCACAGCACCAGGCACAGGCAGGCGGGGGAGAGCGCGCCGGAAGAGGGAATACCACCACGACAACAGCCCCAGCCGAGCCATTCGATGAGGCGCGCTTCATAAACTCTATACATACCGGGGCGGTAGAGCTAGCCAGGACCGCCTTCCCAGACGCACCACAGGGGCTACAGAGCATCTACAGGGCAGCCGAAGCCATCGGACAGAAGACGCTATGCCACGATATCAGAGAGGCGCTGGCTTACTGGGACTATTTAAGCGGGCTTGCCGAGGACGCCTGGAAGCAGCTGGAGTTTGATAACAAGGACGAGAGGGGCTGTAAGCTTCACCCACCAGAGCTTTACGAGTTCAGGGCTACCGTCAACCGCGTCAATAGCTGCTATGAGAAGCTGCAGGCGCTGGTGAGGTCGGGCGGCGACTGGCGCAGGCTGAGCAGTCCGATATACGGGCTGACGGTGTATAGCGTAGGCGCCTTCGCCGGGGAGGGTGTAGGTGAGTAGTGGTACCCCCTCACTTAATCTCTCCCCCAAAGGAGAGAGAAGAGTTGGTTCTCCTGCGAGGGGAGAGAGAACTTTTCCTCTCCCTTGACGGGAGAGGATTAAGGTGAGGGTGAGAGCGCCCCCTCACTCTAGCTCTCTCCCGCGGAGGGGAGAGAGAAATAAAGAGGGGGAGAGGTAAAGTAGCCCCCTCACTCTAGCTCTCTCCCGCGGAGGGGAGAGAGAAATAAAGAGGGGGAGAGGTAAAGTAGCCCCCTCACTTAATCTCTCCCCCAAAGGGGAGAGAGAAGAGTTGGTTCTCCTGCGAGGGGAGAGAAATAAAGAGAGGTGAGGTGAGGGAGAAAGGATGAGGACGCTACCATCAACATTGCTTGAGGCACAGAAGCGCCCGTTCAATAAGCCGGTCATTAAGCTGGAGGTACAGGAGTACGGTCACCCACAGACCCAGCCACAGGTCGTATGGGGAGGGGGGCTATTCGCCTGGGAGAAGCTATACGGCGGTACCGAGACCCGGTTTTGCCACGATAGCTGTATCTCAGGCGCAGGGACCTTGCACCGCATAAGGCTTCAGGGCACGACCATATACTATTCCAGAGTGCCCAACCCATCGCCGCAGTCGAACTTTAGCAGTTGGACAAGTCTAGGCACTACCACCAGCAACTCCAGAATAGCCATCAGGGCACAGGGGAATAATGTTATCGTGGTAGCTATGGATGCCAGCTATCTCTACCGGAGGGAGTCCACCGACGACGGTGCCACCTGGGGGAACTGGACTGCGATGACCAATGCCCGTCCCTGCGAAAAAGGCGTAGCCCTAGCCTTTAAGCCCAACGGCGATTGTGCCATCGTCCATGCTTCAGACGTCAATGACCCCCTGAGCCTGTATATCCAGAAACGCACCGGCGGGAGCTGGAGCACCGGGCTGGGGCAGAGGACGGGCGACTATTACGTCCAGGCGTTAGCTATGTACTACGATGGCGACTGGAACATCATCGCATTGGTCACCGAGGGGAGCTATCTCACGGTCCAGCGGATGGTCTATGGGGACGGGTACAGACAGACGGCAGGCGCCTGGGCAACCGACGTCAAAATCGGCTTGGGCAGGGCAAGGCTGGACCTAAGAGGTCAGATAGCCACCAGACAGTTTGAGCAGCAGGAGAAGGGGAGCGCAGAGGCGAGGCGCATGCCCACCTACTGGGAAGTGAACCAAGCAGTGCTGGAGGTCTACGCCGGTGAGTCACCAGATGTTGTGGGACCGTCACTGTGGAAACCGTCAGGCTATCCAGCCTTATTGTGTTTGACGCGGGCAGGCGTACCGTGGATTTTCAGGCTTCAGCCAGCCAGCGACTTCTATGACTGCCGGTGGACTAAAGCCGATACCATCCCCACCTATGCACAGTACGGCATGTCTCTATGTGCCGATGGCACTTATATTTACGCCACACAGGCAAACGAGGTATGGAGAGCACCCATCCCCTGCAACTGGTCTCCCCCTACCCAGGGTACGGGCGCAGGGGGCAAGTTTACCATCACCATGAAGCAGATTATGGAACTCCACGCCGAACAGAGGGGGGACAATAGACCGTCCAGCTTGAGAGTAGACCTGGACAACTCCAAGGGCTGCTGGAACAGTCCGAGCCAGGGCAGCCTGTCCTATCTCAAGAAAGGTTCACGCCTAAACCTCTACCTGGGGTATAAGACCCCCCGGGGCGAGGAGTGCCAGGAGATAGCACGCTACTTCGTGGACTCGTGGAGCTACCGCCGAGACCCCAACAAGGCGGTATTCACCATCCAAGCTGTGGATGCCTGGACACTCCTGGAGCGATACAGGTTTAACAGACCGGTAGAGTGGAATATCAGCGGTAATGATTACACCGCCTATCAGCTCATAGCCTTGGTGCTGCAATCGGTAGGGGGCACATTAAGCTATAGATCTGGAAGCGCCCTTTCCACCACCCTCTACCCCCGCCTTACCGTGAGGGCGGGGCAGTCAGCAGCACAGGTGCTAAGAAGGCTGTTAAGTATGTTGCCAGATGTGCTGGTATTCAACGGGTTAGAAGCTACCATGATTTACCCGCAGACCACCGATGAGGCGGTATATGAGTACATACTAGACTAAGGGGGAGAAAATGCCGTTTCTAAATGTCACCAACAACGCAGAAAGCACCCTAGCCAGCGGTATAAGCGCATCCGCCACCAGCTTGACCGTAGCCACAGGTGGAGGGGCGCTATTCCCATCAAGCAATTTCCATGTCACCATAGACGATGAAATACTGGAGTGCACATCGAGGATTGGCGATGTCTTCACCGTCCAGAGGGGGCAGGAAGGGACAACACCCGCTGGGCATGGGGCAGGTGCTAAGGTACAACTACGGTGGACGGCGGCGTATGTCACGGAAATACAGACTGCAATATCAGACGCACAAGGCGCCATTTCAGCACTGCAGGCGGTAAATGCGGGTCCGTTTTTACTTGTTGGTCAGAACACTTCCCAACAAGTACAGGGAGAAGCGTGGACAAAAGTGCAGTTTCAGCAGGTTGTCATCGACACACATAACGCCTGGGATAGCAATAACCACCGCTTCGTCTGTCCTGTAGCAGGCTATTATGTAATAATCGGCAGGTCGAGCGTCCAGAACATACCCGATGGCAAAAGGATAGCTTTAAGCATATTCATCAACAACGATGAGAACCTCGGCGGCAGGATATACGACTCAGTAGTAGGCGGACAAACCAATGTAGCGGGGTCCGGTGCTGTCTTTCAGTACCTCAGCCAGGGCGATTACGTCGAACTCAAGCTCTATCACTCCAATGGTAGCGCACTAAACACAGTCGGTTACCTCAAGACAGACGCCTTATGTGTAGTCAGGATAGCCTAGAGCAATGCTGAACGCCTATTTGCTTAACGACGCAAGCCTAAATGGTGCCGTAACAGGGGAACAGCCAGCAGGGCTAGCCCAGAGGGGGACAGATGTTATATGGCAGGCGCGAACACTCGATACCAACTTCGTGGTGGTCTACGGCGAGGCTGTAGATGGCAGTCTGGTATCAGGGCAGGCTTATGATTCGGACGAAGTCCAGAAAGTGGGCTACCGCCTGGATATCGTCACAGAGCCAGCTATATCAACAGCAGCCTTGTGTCAGAGCGTAGCCGAAGCTATAGTACAAAAGATGAGACTCAACAAGGCTAGTGGGGCACTAACAGCCTTGCCCAATTGCGGGCTGGAGCTATTCGACGTCATAGAGATAACGGACAGATGGAGCAACCTGAGCCAGTCCAGATTCCGGGTAACAGGCATAGGGTTCTCTTACCGCAGTGAAGGGGGCGCTATAAAACAGGCACTTGAACTAGGAGCCGCGTAATAGCGCTGGCGGTTCAGTCCAGAGTGATCAGCCCGCGTTTCAGGGCGGTGATGACCGCCTGGGTGCGGGCGTTGGCATCGAGCTTGCGCAGGATGGAGGTGACGTGGTTCTTGATGGTCTGCTCGCTGATATTGAGTATGGCGGCGATCTGCTTGTTGAAGTAGCCCTGTGCCATGTAGGTGAGTATTTCAGTCTCCCGTGGGGTAAGTGGCGAGACGAAGTATTCCACACCTTTTCCCCAGGAGAGGTCCTGGAACTGTTCCAGCACCTGCTGGGCTACTTTAGGGCGGGCGAGGAAGACGTCGTTAATGGGGTGTTCGCCGTTAGCGCAGCGGCGGATGATGGTGAGCAGTTCCTCGGGCAGGACATCGCGCCGCAAATAACCAGCCACCCGCGACCTTATAGCCTGAAAAAGCTCCTCATCTGTGGGGTTGGGCGACAGGAGGATGACCGCAATGCTGGGGACGAGCTGCTTTATCGTCCTGGCGAGGTCGGGCTGGCGGCTGCGGGAGAGGGCGATATCGAGGAGGATGACATCCGGGTACAGGTTATGTACCGCTGCCATAAGTTCATCGCTGGTGCCGGCATCGCCGCAGACCTCGATGTCAGCGGCGCGGCTCAAAGCAGCGCGCACGCCCTGACGGAACAATGGCTGCTGGTCAGCGATGAGGACCCTTATTTTTCTACTTGATTGCTTCGGCATGGCCACCTATGGTCAAGTGTAACAATATGTAAACAGAATGTCAATGGTTTTTCGGGCACACTAACTTGACCCGGATGGTGCATATGCTGGACTGCTTGGACGGGAGTGGTCCAATCTGCAAGGTACAGCCGTGTATTGTGTGTCCTATTCAAATTTTACCGTGCCGATTATGTCACTTTTTTGTGTCGGGGTGGAAAACTGGGCGTACGCAGGCACGGTGAATACTTCAATTATGACCCATTTACCATTCTTCACCAACCC